GGGGCGTGGCGCAATGCGAAACTAGGTACTCGACAGAGGATGGCTACGGAGGTGCAGACTTTGTAGCTTACGAGCAGAGAAAAAAAGACTTTAACGCAGAAATGGAATGAAAGACGTACTAAGGACAGCATGGCTCATTATTACAGGGCTATCGCTAATGACGGAAACTGCAGATACCCTCCCCTGGTGGGTATACCTTGTATGGTATGGTGCAGTGATAGGTAACCTCCTTATCGTGTGGCACTACTTCGCGCGACACGACTACCCGAAATGGATATTAAGAATGACTAAAAACGATGGAACAGAACAAGATTAGAATTGAAGGCATACGCTGGTCGTCGTGTGATCGGCGTACATGGCTCGGGACAACACCCTACATGGTCTACACGATAGAGCCCGTGGTGCGTGGTTGGGTACTCGACGCAGGAGGGGAAAAAGAGATACTCCCCTCCCTCGTAGAGGCAAAGCAGCGCGCGCTGGAAGACCATGTGAGCAGGGTTAATCAGGCTCTCAGAATCAAAAGATGGAAATACGAAGAAAGGATAGGAGAAGTATGAATCACTCAATAGGTTGGACCCCCTGGGAGGGGGATATCATGGTAGATGTATCTATCACGGTTAGCGATATCAGAGGTATAAGACGAGATGATCTGGTAACCTTACTCAATCACTTTATGGATGAATTAGAGGCTGCAGAAGTGTCTGTGACAGAATCTAAAGAGGATGATTATCAACATTTAGCTCGCACGCAGAACGCAGAAAATCATCAAGATCAGGCTCGTCAACGATATTTGCGGAAACGCTTAAGGGATAGATATATGCATAGTCGCGCATCTGTTGTGTCGCAAAATCACAAGCAGACTCAACGGCCGCGAGAAAATAATGATAGGAATAGGGATTGTAACAATCCACCCTTATGTCAAGCTCATAAGTGTGCTTATAAGGGCAATAAGCGGTCTCGGAGGAAGGCTCGACCTTATCCGACCTCTCGTGACACTTTACAGAGCAGCCGGATTGATGACACAATTTGACTAGATGCCGGATTGTTAGGACGAAATTATTTAGGTCTCGCACGGCACTATATTTAGGAACTCGTGCCTCATCACTGAATATTTCGATATCCGTGCTGATATACAGGTGAATTGTCTGAATCATAAATAACTAGTTATTACTGGTACAAATGTATGAAAGAAACAAGAATCATGGATAAGATCCACAAGGATCTCTTAAAGAAATACCATACCCTCGCTGGTCAGCTGGGTATGACGGACGAGGACAAGCGAGCTCTCCTCGCTCAGTACAACGTAGAGAGCAGTCGTGACCTCTCGCAGCATCAGCTTATTGACGTATGCGCTTGTCTTGCGCGTGAGCTCGACAAGCGAGACGGGCGCGACTCAATGGACGCACTACGTAAGCGTCTGATCGCGGTCGTCGGTAAGTACCTCACAGCGTGCGGCAAGAGTGAGGTCAATATCTCTTACATCAAGGCGACCGCCTGCAGGGCAGCGGGGATACGCGAGTTTAATCGCATCCCCGGGATGCGACTCCGCTCGCTATATGGGGCGTTTGCGCTTAAGCTCAAGGATATTAAGCGAGTAGAGGCAATGTACAAGGAGGCAAGGAGATGATGATACTAATCATACTAGGCGTGCTCGTGTTTTTAGCGCACGCAGGGATATGCGGATATATCATAGGTATTATTGTTAAGTCGATGTGTGAAGAAAAGTGGTGCAACGCTATGTCTCTATTTGTTTGTACGAGTTTGATGCTATCTATCGTGCTTGATGCGCTAGGTATATATACACTAATAACACTATAAATTATGACTACAAAACTGCATTATGAGGTCAAGGTACGCTATGAGCGTATAGACGACCTCGGCAAGGCTAAAAAAGTAACAGAGGTCTACATCGTCTCTGCTTACATGTCGCATGAGGCTGAGATCGCAATGCTTAGCGAGCTTAGCTCTTATCGAGATGTAGAGGTATTGAGCATCAAGCAGCTCAAGGTAGAGCAGATAATTGCTGTCTGTGACCGAGAGCGGCATTGTGAAAAATGGTATCGCGCTCGATGCGCTGCGACAAAGATCGACGACAACGGGCGTGCTCGCAAGAGGTCGTTATCATTTGTTATTAATGCAGATGATTTTGAGGATGCGACTAGTTGCGTGCGAAAATGGCGAGCTATGATGGCGAGTGATATAGAGCTGCTAAGCCTCTCGATTAGCACAATCAAGGATTGGTTGATATGATAGAAGGACAAAAAAAAGAATCTCGGAAGGAGTGGTGGTTTGTTGCCATTTGGGCCACACAGGCAAAAAACAAACTGGAATCTCAGCTACAGACCCTCGCCAATGGATACAAACATCAACTCCTTACCGACGAAGAGGTCGAAAAAATCAAGATTGAGGCACAGAAGATTATAGATAACTATGACGGACGAGTTAAGACAAAACCGGAAGTAGATCTGTACCACAGACCATGGGGTAGTTGCTTGCGTCTGTGCGAGAGTTGTCATATCGATCTAACCCTAGCAATTAGATATAATCACTAAAATAAGTAGTAATATGGAAGAACAAGTAACCATGACGCCCGAGGAGCGGGCTGAGTATGAAGAATTTAGGGCGCAAAAAGCCCGCGAACGGGAGGAAGCAGCGCGCAAGGCACAACGCGAGGAATACGCCCGTCTTGTTGATGACGAGGTAGCTGCAGCGGTCGCACAGCTAGAGGAGCTCTCTGAGCAGATGTCAACGATAAAAAAGACCATCTTTGACAACTTTGATACGATAATTAAGATGAAGCGAGAGGTTATGAGCTTATGTAAGCCTGAGGGGCAATACACGCACACCTTTACTAGCTCCGACTCACGGTGTCGCATCACGCTCGGTAACCGCATGGTGGACGACTACCGCGATACAGTAGAGGATGGTATCTTGATGGTCAAGGACTATATTACAAGTCTGGCTAAGGATGAGGATAGTGCGCAACTTGTTGGTCTGATCATGAGCCTCCTCGAGCGCAATAAGAGCGGAGCTTTGCAGCCCTCGCGAGTGATCCGCTTACGACAGCTCGCTGATAAGCGACAAGATCCGCGCCTCCTAGAGGGGGTAAAGATCATCGAGGACAGCTATCAGCCTTACGCCTCCAGCACCTTTGTCCAAGCGGAGATTAAGGGTGCCACGGGCTGGATGACAATCCCTCTTAATATATCTGCAGTATGAGCAGGGGTATACGTTTTACTCCATCCGGTAAGGGATTTGTTGCAGTGGTAAGCACTGCGGCAGCAAGAGATAGACGTATCCCTACAACTCGCAAGGAGTGTGTGATGGAGGGCGGATTGCGTTTTGTCCTCCATCTCACAGAGCGAGAGTGGCACAACATAGAGGTGCTCTCCCGAGGAGCAGCACCTGAGGGTTAGTTAGTTTATTTCTCATCTTTTCGTTTAGGGGTGCGACGTCGGGAGATGCAGCACCCCTTTTTGTTTACAATTCGGGGCTTTTTGTTTACACTTACGTGCATCAAATGTTATATAAACGTAAATCTTATATGTGGCGAGTATTTTGTGTATGAAATGTATTGTACGTATGAAATATATTACTACCTTTGTGATGTCAAAAGAGAATGACAGAAAAGAAAGAAACGAACGAAAAAAAGAAAACGAAAATGACAACGATCGAAAAACTACAACAACTCGGAGCTGGTCAGTACATTGACTTTACGATTGAAGGAACCGACAGCGCACTAGAATGCTACCTCTGCAGCGACAGACACGCAGACGCCATTAAGTCTATTCGCATCCTCAAGGTGGAAGGTATTGGACTAGTACTCGAAGTCGAACTCGGTGAGATCATGATGTTTAAGCCTACTACAGTTTACATCTCAATCGAAGAAAAGGAAATCATGGACCCCGTAGAAGCTAGCGAGATTCGCAGAAGCAACGTAGAGGTACTCTACTCAAGCAATGTAGAAGACGAGAAGGAAGCTACTGCAGAAGAAGAAATCGAAGTAGTAGAAATCACAACTACTTGGCACAAGGCAACCGACAAGATCGCCATGACTTACGCGCAAATTAAGTATATCGATGCTCTTGCGAAAGAGGGCAATATCGAGGGGTGGGATTTCCCCTCGAACACGAACGCTCAGCGAAGTCTTACTAAGTATGATGCGTCAGAGATTATAGACGCACTCAAGAGCGGTAAAAAAGTAGTAATTAAGTAAGTGATAACAACCCGGGGGTGGGCAACCACCCCCACAACAATAAAGGATATGAAAACTCTAACAAAAGAACAAGTAATCGAGCTAGTAAGCAGTGCAGACGGCCTGCTAATCGCAACTAATGCAGGAGAGAGACACATCAATAGTTTGGATGAGTGCATCGAATTTGCCGAGACCCTTAAGGATATGCATTTCGATGGTTTTGTGCCTGCGGATAAGGCACCCGCAGATATAACAGAATCACCTGAGTACGAGCCCGAGTGGGGAGTGTATAAGTTCAGCGCCCCGAACTGCGCAACGATAGATAGTGATATCTACATTAATATCGGCGAGTAAGACAACAAGGGGGCGGGCAGCCGCCCCCGCTAAGTGAAAAGAATATGGATAACAGATTTAGGCTATCAATTATCGACTCTACTCCTGCATACGTAGAGGAGATCGGGGAATATGAGGACTGTATAGAGCATATCGTCTCTTTTTGTGACTGCGAAGCTCTCGATGCGTTTAGATACAGTGAGATAAAAACAGCTCTTGCATCAAAAGGAGAGGAGGAGTTTGAGATAACTATCGTCGAGACAAAGGATGTGTACTACATCAACCTCAATACGGGGTTGGGTTGGGGCAGTTACGATAAGGGAGAGTGGACGTTGTTCCGTGCTGCTAAGCATCAATGCTTTGATATGTTTGACAATTGATATAATTATAATATGACAAACAAGGAGTTTGGGGCGATTCTGCGGATGCTGCGAGAGGAGAGCGGTATTACGCAGTATCGACTCGTCAAGGATAAGATAGTGACGAGTGCCACTCAGCTACAGGATATCGAGGAGGCGAGACGGGACGTGCGCCTCTCAACGCTGTTTCGTCTGCTCGATGCGTACGGCAAAGAGATAAAAATCATCGACAAGGGTGCTACAGATACGGCAAAATGATTACCTTTGCAAAGTCAGTAATGACGTCGCACCTTTCAGGGGTGCGTGAATTGAAACGATTACAACACTATCGTTTTCGATTTTTCGATCGTTGGGGAGGCCTTAGGGTCTCCCCTTTTTTATCTCTTGATTTTGGCTTTTATGGAGCCTATCAGGTCTAGAGACTGTAGGCGATGGTCTACAGCCTTGCGCCATTTGCTGCGCGTATGACGCGTTACACCTGCAAACTGACGCTTAGGTATACGGATATTAAGCTGCGTCCGCTTAGTGATGGCAAGCGCCTTGTATTTAGGGTCTTTTGTCGTTTTATGCATCGCCCAAAAATATTTGCGCATCTTGGTTGTTACCGGGACCTGTACAACCCCTCCCTCGTTCTGTATATGAGCATAGAGAGTGCTGCTGTTGATAACTACCTGGTTGCCGTCCGCCTCGACCGTGATACTCCGCCTCAAGGCTCCGCTGCGTAACATAAGAGAGCCGATGCCATCCTCGTGCTTGCGTGGAGGCCACGCCTTACCGTCCCACTCTTTGCGGACAAAAGCCTCTGCGGTCTCCTCCTGCATGATAACAAGTAGGTCATTCGCCAACAAGCGCTCAAGGTCTTGCTTATCTAGTTCCATGATTTGTTTATTCCGATTTTATTATTATCTTTGTGGTGAGGATTAACCGGGTAATGCCGCTATTCTTCGTCCGCGGGGGCTAATACTTAGTTCATAAGTGTTAGCCTTCCGTCTTTTTATAGATAATCATAACATTTTCGGTTTCACCCTCTTGTATCCAAACTTCGTCTATTTTGTCGCCGTTTCTACAGCGATTGGCAATTACCTTTTTTACAAAGTAATCCGTCCAATCGGGGTGACGTTGTATTATGACTCGAGGAGATTGCTCTAATCCCCTATTGAGCATGTTTTTTATTGCACGTTTACCGTCTGTGTTGTCACTGTATCCTTTGACCTCTCTATATACGCTTACTCCATCTTTTGTACAACGCAAATCGGGACATTTGCCCTCGTACTCAGTCCCGATTAAGTCTGCATATATAGTCTTGTAATCAAAATCTCTTGCCCCATGTTGCACGTTTGGCAAGATCTCGACGTCCTCCCCATTTTTAGCAAAATAGCGTGCAGACGCAAGTATCTGTTTGTAGTCTGATTTTGTTGTATCTACATTGTCGTATAGCTCAATAGTATGCCCATCCTTGGTTGTCTCGATGATCCTCTTGGTCGGGATATAGTCATCCCCTAGATTTTTCTCAATTTTCGCTCTTTCTTTATTCCCATCTTTTCCATAGTATGGGTGTTTTGGGGGTATAAGTCGCCCCTCTTTGCCCGGGTTAAATCTAAAAATCTCCTGCTTACCGGGGGTCATCTCCTCCATGAGATCGATGACCTCCTCGCTTTGAGAGCGTGGGTGCGTCCCCGGGATTACCTGTATTACATCGCACCGACACCCCCAGCCGTTGGGCGGGAAACAGGTGTCCCACGCAGGGTCACTAAAGGGGAGACACATACCATTAAGGCGGGCATGGTCAGCGCGTACTTTTTCGTCTCCTGCGGTCTTGTAGAGGAGATCGTACGCGTCGCCAAACTCCGCAAAGCGCTCCCACTTGGCCGCCATTTGGGCAGATGCCTGCACAAAGGCGTACTCAGCCTTGAGCCAGGTTTTATTGTACTTGTCGTCAATCTTAACCGTATCGGCTACAAACTCTTGCCAGCTCTTTAGAGTGCCGTCCGCATTGCGCGACCGGCCGGCCACCTCCTGCAGGTGGTGGTAGGTCTTAAATCCGGCAAAGGTGTGCAGGTCTTGCTTTAGTGCGCGCTGCGTCGAGTTGGAGAGGTCGCGGATGATGGGGTCCACCTTGGCGGTGTACCCTCGGGCGCTCACCTCGATAGCCTTGCGGATAGGCTTCTCACGTAGCATGTTGGGGGTCATCTTGCCCCCCTGCTCGAGTACAAACTTTTTTGCACGATTAAAGGCCTTGCGGAGACGTCCGCCCTCGTCGGGGTCGTCATCCCCCTTGAGCTCGACGCGGATAGGGGTGTATAGCCCCTCGAGGATCGCGGTGAGGCGATCATACCTCGAGGGGGTTACCCGAAAAAAGGATCGGAGGCGGTGAGTTGGTTCGTCTCTCCAAGGCTTGTACGCTTGCCGGTCACGGCTACCCCGAATTTGTCCTCGATCCACTTTTCGTCTACCTCGTAATAGGGGAGGATGTCCTTCGTGCGCTGCCATAGTGCACTTTTGTCCTCCTCTTCGGGGTACTCAAAGCGGAGGCCTGAGGGGATATGTCCGAGAGCGCTGAGAGCAGGCAGGATGGTCGAGTTCATGGATTTTTCGATGAGCGCACGATCCTTAGCGCATTTAGCGTCGAGGAGCTTTAGCGAGGACTCCTCCTTGCTGTAGTTACCGTTAGCGGTATCCTCGCCGATTACACACCCGAGGATCTTAATCGAGATATCCTGCTTACACGCCCATATAAGGCGCTCAAAGATGTCCCCATTGCCGGCGACACCATTCGCAAATGACATCTCCTCGTTGCTGTCGATAATTGCCCAGTTTGCGCGTCCCATCCGCGTCATCATCTCCTCAGCTCGAGCGAGCGCCTCCTGATCGTCGGTGTCGATTTTGAGGGTGCGAGGCGGGATGCCAAAAGTTTCGGCAAACTCGCTCCAGGCGCTGAGGGCATAACGCTTAAAAATGGTATTGGGGCAACAATCAAAGAGGATACCGAGGTCGCTCGGAGAGCCTACCTCGAGGATGGAGGTGCCGTACCGGCTGTCTGCGCGGTAGTCGATCCCCTTTGTGTCGGCCACATCCGGGAGGATGAGCCCCAACCCCGGCACAACATGGCGACGAGGGAGCAACGAGACGGTAAAGAGGTCCGTCGATGAGGGGGTAAGCTCAAGGAGCGAGTGCCCCCAGTAGGGCGTCTCAAATAGGATAGTCAGTAACTCATTAAAAGCGATGGAGTCGCTAAGGAGCTTAGTTACCTCCTCGTTAGTTACCCCCTTAGCATCAAGGATGGCAAAGGGCTTGTTAAGTGATCGGTCCCTCCGCAGCTCCATCTTGGAGGCGAGGTAGAGGTCGTGCAGCATATCATCGATAATATCGACGAGTCGTGTGCGCCGTGGAAAATCGGGCTTGGTAGCCTCCTTTTTAGCGTCTCGCCAGGATCGCATATCGCGGGAGGTCTGTGAGGCTTGTTTTTGTATGATTTTTTCGAGCAGGGATTCGGTGGCTTTGTGTAGTGCCATGGTGTGGTATGCTAGATTAGGTTAGTACTCAAAATCGACTTTAGGGCGTGAGCCCATGGTAAGGTGGGATACGATCCGCCCGTCCTCGGTCTTGCGGGGTGGGAGTCCTACGATGCCGAGGGTGCCTGTCGCTATTCCTTTTAGGTACTCTTGATGTAGCTTATACGCCTCTACAACGCGCTCAAAGGCTATATCTACATTGTGTCGACGCATGATATAGTAGAGGGCTATATCCTTGATCATTTCCTTGATATCGGCAAGGCAAGGGGCGTCAGAGGGCATGGCTTGTATCGCGGTGATGTCGTACTTAGCGGATAGATAACTAAGTACCCGCGCCTCAGAGGCACGGAGGCAGGTTAGGGTGATATCGGGGGTATTGTCAGTCATCTCCTCGAGCTTGTAGGCATCGACGACGGTTAGCATCTCTTGTTGTTGTACGAGCATAATCGGTATTAGTTAAGTGGTGGTTAATCGCTAGTTAATCGCTAGTTACCATCTGCGGTCTTTGCGTTGCGCGGAGCGGTAGCGGTGTTGGTATGATCCGCCCTTGTTGAGCATCCATATCGCGGACTCGAGGGCGTCGGGGGCGTCGTCGTGCATGCGGCTACCCTTCTCGACTCCTAGTAACTGCTCTATGAGTATGAGCATCCCCTCGCTCTCCCGCTCCTCCTCGTTAAAGAGGACAAAGCCCCGCTCAAAAAGGGGTTGCATCGTCTCAATACGTGAGTACTTGTCGGGCTTCTTGCGCTTGTCGGGGGTGATCGGTATTTGTCGACCGCCTCGGCAGATCCCCTCGTCCTTAAACTCCTTAAGGAGCAGGTCTTGGATAAAGTTAGCCTCCATGTAGTAGCGTGGGGACTTGTGTCCCTTGTTGCGAGCGATCCACGTCTCGATGTCGTAATGCCATCCGACCATCTCGGCGACGGAGCATTGACCCGCATACGCCTTGAGGATGTGGTAATACCCCTCTTTGGTCTTGCCGACGAGGATCGTAGCCTTGTAGTCGTTGGCTTTTGTCGACTTAAAGGAGGGGTCGGTATAGGCAATGATCTTGACGTACTCCTTGAGTCGCAAGATCGGTGCGTAGTGCATCCACTCCGCCCTAAAGACCGCCCCGCCCTCGATCGGGTTGTTAAGGTACTCGCGTGCAAAGCTGATCTCTCCTTGCTCCGATCTCATCTGTGCTATCTCCTCTCGTGTGTAGTTTTGCCACCAAGAGACGCGCCCCGCCTCATCTATGATATTGACGCGAGTGTGGTATAAGTCTTTAATCCTCGCAAAGTGAGCGAGGATCATGTTTTTGGCAAATCTGTTACCGACCATGATAAGGCGCCCGCGTCCCGCAACCATCGTACCGTATAGTGAGCCCATCACCCAATCGTACGCCTTGCGCACTCGGCTCTCGTTGAGTACGAGTTGGTCGTCGTCGATGTCGTCGATAAGGATGTAGTCGGGGCGCTGTCCGCTTTTTTTGAGTCCGCGAGGGCTCTGTCCCCGACCGAGGGAGACAAAAGTCGTCCCATCGGCCAGCGAAAACTTGCCCGACTGCCACTCCGTCCCCTTATCCGCCTTGATGCCAAAGTCTTGTATGTAAGCCTCGTTGTTAGCGAGCTCCGCTTGGAGGTCTGCGAGTAGCCCCTTAGCGCTGTCTCCGCTTTTGGAGACCAGCACCATAAAGCGAAAAACGTTCTCTCCTCGGGCGAGTATCCACAAGGGGATAAGGCACCCCATATGCGTAGATTTAGCGTGCCCGCGCGCCCACTCGAAGAGGGCACGGGCTCTCGGGTGATCCGCTACATATCTCGCCGCATCAAGGTGAAATTGTGCAGACTCGCAAGGGGCGATGTGCGAAAAGTAAGTGTGTACAAAGTAGTTGTAATCCTCTTTCGCACGCCGTACCCGCTCCTCCTTAGTCTCCTCGCACTCTCCGAGGTCAAAGGTCGTACGGGAGATTAGGGATACCCGCTCGTCCCAGCGCTTGAGGAGCTCCGCCGAGACTTGTTTTTTAGCTCGCTTAATCATCTGTTTGCTGTGTTAGTAGGTTGTCGCGCTCAATGAGTTGATGGATGTAGATGTCCTGCAGGCGCGTAAGCTCCTGCACAAACTCGCGACTTGTCTTGAGTCGCTTACCCTCAGCCACGAGCCAATCGCCAAAGCCCGTAAGGGCAAGGATCACGTCGTCGACTGTCGCCTCTTTTTGTAGGCTCTTGATCTGCTTACAGACCTTGCTAATCGCATCCGCGGTGTTGCGAGGGTCTCCCTCCTCTATCAAGGTGTCTAGTTGCTTGAGTAGCTTATTGTAGAGTGTCTTGGGGGATAGGAGTGTGGCGTTACGGCTCTCTTGCCACGCCCCCTCCTTTTTCCAGCGTGTGAGGGTCTGTGGGGTGATGCCGAGACGTTGTGCAATCTCCATGAGCGGTACCTTGTCAAGGTACAATCTCTTGGCTTGGTCGTACTTAGCGGGGTCTTTCGGGGCAAAGGGTTTCTTTATATTCATTTTGTTTATAACTTTGTGCTTGCGTATTGATTTTGTCTATATGAAGCATGAAAACTATCTAAGGCACGTTGAGATGGTGCAGCAACTAGTACGGGAGTACTACGAGCCGGGGCGGCAGGACCGCTGCCTTGCCGAAGTTTGGCGTAGGTGGGTCTATCCGGTCTATCCGATGTGCTACGAGACGCTTCGCCGCATCATGGCCATTAACCTTAAGGAGGAGCAGACACAGATGCGTACGGCTCAGTCTCGCCCCGTGCAGGCGTCGCTCTTTGGCGATCTTGATTTTTAATCCTCTGCCCACGCCTCACGGGCGAGCTGTATCCTCGTCTCCTGCAGGCTCTCTACCCTTGCCCCTACCTTATATCCCTCTAATCTCCATCCCTCCTTTTTGGCTGCCTTGATAACCTCGTCGATGAGGGCGAGGTAGTGGGCATAACTCTCGAGATGTCGATCGGGGGCAGCACTCGAGGCAATAAGGGGGAGGTTAACGTAGAGGCGGAGGGTAAGGTCTGCACGGTATCGATCCAACTCCTTGTCCTCGTTGCATCGCTCCTCGCCATCCGGGGCAATAAGGAGCGCCGGGGTCTTGATAGGCGGGTGCTTAAGCTCATCGAGGTACTCGTCACACTGCCCCTGGTCTAGGGCAATGTAGGCGAGGGATGTTGTCTCTTGTAGGGCTCTTATGAGAGCCTTGATGCTGTCAATGGTAATAATCATAGTATTAGCTTAGCTTACGTATAGTGCCCTCCTTGGAGAGGATACCGACGAGCTCGCGACCTCGTATCTTAAACTCGACTTGCCCTCCGCCTCCCGTGCTCATCGGTTGTATCAGCGAGCGGAGCTTGTCAAGGGGGGCAATAACCTCGGGGTTGCTGCTTGCTCCTGCATACTCGCCCGTCAGGGAGAGCGTGGGACCGTACACAATCCCCCCATCCGCAAAGGCGTTAACTTTAGGGATAGAGGTGAGGGAGGCGATGATGCTTGCAATGCTCACCGCTGCCATAATCGGACCCACAACGGGGATACCGGCTTGTGATTTACCTGCCTCGGAGGCGGATACGGCCACGTTAGCGTTAAAGAGCGATAGGAGGTTGGGGAGGGCGTCCTTGATGACGCTTGCCACGTTAGCCCCCCACTCGAGCCACGCCCCGGCAGCCTGCAGCATGGAGCTCTCTGTCATATCCCCCAGGTTGCCAATAATCCCTCCCATGGTGCCGGCGAGATTGGCGATGTTGCCCACCGATTTTTGTACCCCGGCTACGTATCGATCCCACTCCTTGCGCGCTCTGTCTAGGCTCTTTTTTGTTGCGTTGTACAGGGTCTCAGGGGCTTTGTTGACCACCCCGGACACTAGCTCCTTGGCATCCCATTTTTTTGCGTCCTCCTGCTGCTGCTTTTTATCACGGCCAAAGAGGTCGTTTTTATTTGCGACTTTGCCCGCCTTGTCTAGGGTCTCTCCGATGCCGACACGCTTACTCGCTCTACTCTCAATCGCAATAATCTCCTTGAGCTTGTCGAGGATCTGTTGATACTCATTGATTTTCTTCTGCAGCTGGACGGCGTCCTCTTTATTGCTCTTATTGAGCTGCTCCTGCAGCTTAGAGATGTTGTTCGTAAGCCCCTCGATCGTTGTGAGGTTGTAGATTTTCTTTTCCTCTCCCTTATTCTTTTTGGTGGTGGGTAGGGATAGAGGGTGGGTAGGTGTCTCGACCTTAGTCGGCACCTCCTTTTTGTCATCCCCCCAAGATCCGCCGGCTCCTCCTAGGCTCTGTACACCTCGCGCCTGGTTGTTATCCCGGATAGCGCGGGTTTGGTCGTCGATGGCGCGTGTGGTAGCCTCAATCTTATCGGTTGGAGGGTCGGTGGCAAAGAGGTCGCCTATCCAGTCGATGAGGTCAGCCACAAGTCCGATCGCTACCTCCAGGGGCTTAATGACAAAGTTTTCGATCCACCAGCCCCACAACTCAAAGATGGGCCCGAGGCTCTCGATGAGCTTACCCAGCTTATCGAGGATGGGGATAAGGAGGCGGATAATAAGGTCTACGAGAGGCATGAGAGCCTCAATGATCTTAATAATCGGAGGGATGAGGCGTGCAAATAGCTCTATAATGGTGCGGATAATCGGCATTAGGGAGCGGAGGGCAGAGGCTAATAGGCCCCCTAGGGTCGAGATAAGCTGCGTGATAGAGGGCATAAGGTCACGCACCGCTCCGATAAGGGCGTCAAAGGCCGGCTTAAGTCGCTCCATCATCTCGCCCGCAGTCTCCTGGACGGCCTGCCATAGCTCTTGGCAGGCCGCGCGGAACGTCTCGCTGTTTTCGTACGCGATGTATATTGCGCCTGCAATAGCAGCAAAAATAAGGGCGTACTTACCAATCGGAGAGCCAATCAATACCTTATTGATACCACTAAACGCCCCCTTAAGATTGGTAAGTAGGGGGGTAAGCTGCGCAAGGGGTACCAGCTGCTCTCCTAGGCCTGCCATCCAGGGCAGCATCCCTCCGGTGGCCTCGTTGATGGATATCTTCAGCTCGTCCATCCGGGCGCGCATCACCTCGAGTCGGTGTGCCCAGGTGCTGTTGCGGATGTTGGCCTGCTCGATGGCCGCATTTGACCCCGTCACCTCCTTAGTCATGGCTCTAACGCCCTCTGCGTTCTTCAACAAAAACTGAGCGGCCACGATGTTCTCGCGACCAAAGGTCTTGGCCAAAAACGTAGCTTTTTCGGTCTCTGAGCTCATCCCGTCAAGGTGTTTTTGGATGATCTGCAGCCCCCCAGCAAAGCCCGTCTTTGTGATGTCGATCTTGAGTCGGGTCTGCATAGCGATAAGCATATTACGCATCGCCGTACCTGCCTCGGCGCCCTTGGTGTTGTTTTGCGCTAAAATCTCTAGGGCTGCAGCCGTCTCCTCGACGGATACACCGGCCGAACTTGCGGCCGCACCGGCGACCTTGAAAGACTCAGCGAGGTCGACAACCTCCGATCCTCCGGCTCTTGACCCCGCAGCTAGCACGTTGACGATCCTTGCTGCCTCCGACGCCTCCAACCCAAATTGGTTAATCGTCCCTGCAAGGGCATTGCTTGCCTCCTCAAGGGGGAGAGCCCCCGCTTGTGCTAGTAGGATGGTCTGCTCCTGCAATACCTTGAGCTGCTCGATCGGTACGTCGATCTGTCCCGCAAGGATGGCAAAGGCGCGGGCGGACTCCGACGCTCCCAATCCGCTCTCCACTCCGACCCGTCGTGCAGTCTTGGAGAGGTCCTCGAGCTCCTCTCCGACTGACCCCGTAATGGCCGAAAGGTCGGCCATCGATTGCTCAAAGTTGATGGCAGGGGCGGCTAGATCCCCGAGGGCTGAGGCTATCCCCTGTACTTGACTGATAATAGCCGATAACTCAATAGTCTGTATCGCAGTAGAGATACGGTTTGCCGCCCGCTCCCCATGCTCTCCAAATTGATCGAGAGCATCTCGGCTCTCGTTGGTCTGCTTGGTGAGGCGCTGCTTGGCGTCTCGGGTCTGCTCGCTTGCCTGTGTTGTTTTGTTTGCGGCCGCTTCGGCGGCTTGTGTCGCCTGCTCCCCCGCGCTATTGACCTTAGACTGCAGCTCCGAGACCTCACGAGCGAGATCGTCGGTCGCTGTGAGGGCTTGGGAGATGTCAACGTGGATAGTGGCAGTATGGATAGATTGGCTCATAGTATTAGGGTTGGTGTATTGGGTCTTATCGGTATCGCTCCTCGATGGCGCGGAGCTCCTCGGGGGTCATGATGTCGGGAGGGGCCTCCTCTCTTTGGGCGTCCCAGGGGAGCGGAAAAGCCTCGTGCGCGGAGATGGGAGAGGAGAGATGAGGGACAACAGAGGCGTACATAATACTCCGCGCTTGCTCCCACGAGGTGTGCGCCTCCTGCTCCTCTCGCTTGAGTTGCATCGTAGCAATTGCGTGCCACTCCTCCGTGGTGAGGCGGGCAAAATCGGTGGGACTCAGCCCGCAATGGGTCACAGCAAAGGCAAGGTCGTCATAGATCATAGCGCGTATCATCTAAGGGTGAGGGGGCATCGGATAGAGTGAGCTCGCTTGTCCCTAGTCGAGCATCGTACCGAGAGCCCATGAGGCGGTAGGTGTGATGGGGGCGGTTGCGGAGTCTAAACAGCGTCCCCACGGGGTAGGGGGTGGGGGTGGCTGTTGTGAGACTCAGGGTGTCGTGCGGCTTGGCCATGGTAGCAAAATAGGAGGCAGCGACCCACTCGGGGACGGTACGCCCCCCGAGATCCTGCAAGGGTTTACCATCCTTGTCGGTGAGTTGTCCCTTGAGCGACGGGGGGAGAGCTACCCCCTTTATTGCAGTCGTGTAGGTTAAGTCGATGGGCTCTCCTTTGCGCGAGTAGGCCTTGCCCATATCGGCCACGACAAAGCGGTCGTACTCGCCCTTGTTGGCATACTCGTACGTGATGTAGATACGTCCTATCATCACCGTCGTCGGGGTGATCTCTGTCGCCTCGAGCCCATCTCGCACAGCATAAAAACGCAGGGGTATGTAGACGGCAAGGGTCGTAAGATCGACCTTGTAGCTAATGCCCCTATCTTGTTTGCGCTGCTCGTGTATCTCAATTGTCTGAGGGTAGACGAGGTCGGTGGCAAAGCCAAATTTTGCCAGTTTGCCCCCCTCGAGCTCGGAGCGAGAGACCTTAGCATACGGCAGGTGGTTGCGGAGGTAATCGTCGATGGAGGTCTTGTAGTACGCTTGGTACTGCATCTTGTCTTTTGGAGTCACCGACCAAACGGATCTAAAGGTGTTTACCCCCTCCTTGCCCATCCCCAAACAAAATAGGCGCTGCCCTATTAGTGAGTTGTCGCGCACCTCGGTGGCGGTCTGCGGGAGCCTCCGAAACTGCTTAGGATCCTTTTTGTCGGTGGCTGTGTAGCAGACGCCGCCTCGAGCACTCATAAACTCCGGCTCCCTGCTATTGCCGGCTTTGATCTCAGCGACGGCGAGTAGATCGCCGTCCCAATCCTCTAGCCCCTCAAATCCGAGCTCAATGTCGATATTTATACCCGTCGCCTCTCGCGGCGGATTGTAGGGGATACTGAGAGCGACCGCCTCCTTAGCGATGTAGGGGATGCGTACCTGCATCCTTCGCGCTTGCTCTCGCGCTGAGGGGCGTGTTGCCTTTTTTGCGATACCATTAGAGGCAGATAGGGTAAATAGTTGCGGCATAAACTCGCTAAAGTAGTCCTCTGAGTAGGAGCAGGTGGGTAGGGGGAGCGTTGTCGGCTTAAGCCGGTAGGCATTTTGGCTCACCTCCTCGGGGAGATTGATGCGGATGGAGCCCATTGCGGCCTCCGTCTCGAGGCTGGGCGTCCCCTCTAGGTAGTGCTCTGAGGTCTCAAGGACTACCGGTGTCGATGTCGCAAGGTGGGAGACTCGCTCGATGCGCCATGTGCTGCCTGTATGGTAGCACACAAGCCCTAGAGAGGATAGGATCCCGTCTAGTACCTCTCCGGCCGTCTCGGACGATATAAGTCCGTCCTCGTCCGTGCGATAGATCTCTGCGTTAATATGTGCTGCAGTGAGCCAGGGCGCAACGTCCCCGGCCGCCTCTACCTCACTCTGACCGGTCAGCATAAGGCAGCCCTTAATCACCTCCCACAAGGAGGTAACTTGCCGCTCAGTGCGTGGTAGCGCGTCGATGTCGAGACGGTAGTCATCGAGCCGCTTGATACCGCAGCTCGCGGTCAAGGTGCACTCGTAAGGTGTCGAGTCGTACTGCTCCTCGTACAGCCCGCGCTCTACTCTCCCCTTAAATATGAGGGTAGTACCGGTCTTGACCTCCATCCACCACTCGCGCTCATCGAGCACAATGTGCTCATAAGCATAGTGCGTCTCAGAGACAAGATGCAGCTCTGTACGTGTCCCCCATCGTGCGTCCATCGTGCGTCTCGCATCCCGCTCGACAACAAGGGGGCTCTCCCCCCATAGCTTGATGTTGCGCGCAGGGGCGGTACTTGATGCCCCCTCTCGATAGAGAGAGACTGAGTAGCGATTATTAGCGTATGTATAGCGGTCGTAGCTCATCTTGATAGATCGGTGTAAAGCCAAATTTTTTCTTCGTTAATGCAGATAAACTCTCCGATATGCCCAGCAGGGATAAGAGCCCCATCGCTCCCAATATTACCTCCCGTACTGTCAGAGGTGTTGTAGAGAGACTCTCCTAGCTCTGTGCGTACACGTACATCCCCGACCCACTTATTCGCCCATACTCTAATTACGATCCCGACGCGTCCTGTGGGCAAGACGGCGTTCCTTTTTTTCCCGGATAGGTACTGCAGCGGGGCGTAACTTAGCATCTCATCTTGACTCTTATTGCTGTAGTGAGATTGGGGGACAATCTGCGTACAATCTGCTTGTATCGAGGCGGCAAAATCGTAGTAATTGACAAAAATCCAGTGGTCGTTTGAGCGTTCTAGTTTGATACTAAGTAAAGACTCTGCACACTGCTCACTATCGTAGTATACCTTTACTTGTCCTCTCTTGTTGCAGAGCTTTTCAGCACTTGTGGTATAGATAGCCTCCCAACTCTCAACGACAAAAAAATACCCTCTCTCGTCGTGATTGTTAGGGGTGGTGCAACTCCCTATCGGCTGCCGGATACTCACATGGAGGCTGACAGCTGCCCCGTCCTCAACCTCAGGCTCAAAGAGAGCAAAGGCTGGTACGATAATGCGATATTTGTCACCATTTTTTGATAATATATCATGCCTCATTGTACGCGAGGAGTGGCGCTTGATAAGCTCAGTCGTGTCAGGTTGTACCAGCTCGCGGAGCTTGTCAGATAGGATGGGTGTCTTTATTATATTAGACGCTGTTGCGCTTGCAATCTGATTTTGCCAGTCGGCCGTATTGATAGTGTCTGCGACCTCTTGAGCCGTTACGCTCTTTCCGTCTTTGCCGGGTGCTCCCGCTGCTCCGGGCTTGCCTTGTACGCCTTGTGCGCCTCGCTCTCCCTTCTCGCCCCTGGTGGCTGCGACAAAGGTTGCATCACCCTTAAGGGCATCGCTGATTGAGCCGCGGAACGAGGCGGTGTTGATTGCCGATACCACCTCTTGAGCCGTTACGCTTTTGCCGTCTGCGCCTTTAGCTCCTTGGGGGCCTTGGATGCCTCGAGGGCCTTGTACCCCCTGTGTACCT